CCCCCTTAAATATAAAAAACGGCCACTACCCTAACCTACAAAGGTTCCCAGACGCTTGAGATATAATTCAATTATTGTTTTACGCCAACTAAAAAAAATTTCTGAGGTAAAAAATGGACTCTAAGACCCGCGTAGAGAGGCAGGACACAAGAGTATGGGCAATAGAGCAATTATTGAGGCACGAGGGGTTTCTAGATCCTCGTATGTATGAGTGTGCAGACTATTACGCCTCTGCATATGCCTCTCAAGTTCTTAAAGATCTATATACACTATGGGTAGAGTGGAAGAAGAAGAATCCCACAGATAATCCCCAAGTTAATAACCGCCTATAGAGATATGTCCCAGAGATTCACAACTAAGTTAGAAGAGGATGATTTCGGTGATCTTATTCTCACAATTCCTTACGAAGTATGTGAAGAACTGGGATGGGATATCGGAACACATTTGAAGTATGATATACAGGAAGATTCATTTACATTGAGAGAAGCAAAAGATGAGTGATGAACAATGGAATGAGGTTGTAAAAAACAACGAGATGATCAATGGGGTCCTAATGAAGATTGGAGAGCGGTTAGAGCACCTTGAGAAGTACGTACAGGCGCTTCCCACACCTGACAAGACAATGTATCGTCCACCGAACCACGAAGAATACTTAAATATAAAAGAGAACTACGATTTACTTTATAGGAGATTAGAGGCATTAGAGAATGGGATGCAAGAGACCAAGTAATGAATTTGGGGCATCACCCCCATGCACCCCGAACCACCGCCCTCTGGCGGGCGCAGGTGCCGCTGATGTAGAGTTCAGCGAGTATCCACCATATGAAGCACGAGGAACAGATTACAATATCCCCGAGCGCGACGATGCTGCTGTAATGTACGATAGTGTATTTGTACCAGACGACACAAATACTCGTTTTACTAGTGGCGCTTCATATAATGCACCACCAGCATCACATTGTGGTAAGAATGCTCAACAGGGTGAGGGATCCACATCATATTCATTTTTCACTGGTACTGGCACTTACTATTATGATTATGTTCCTGGTGAGTTATCATTTGACTATGCCTTAAGTGATACATGGATCAGTTATTTGTATGATGCTGGCACGAGGGGCGGCACGATTGGTATTCCATGTTATTTTTTAGAAACTGAGACTTCTACAATTACCACTACACAACCTTCATCTGGTAATGACCCTAATACAGGAGATCCTATCCCAGGAGACTCTGAAAGTACACTTGATTCAGGTACAAGATGCATTCCATGTAATAGTGTGCCTTGTGAAGCTGAAGAGATGTTATTATCATATGAAACAGAGGAGCAAGACTACACAGGTGATCCTGATTGCCCTCATCCGACATTATTTGCAGTTGACACTCGTAGTTCTAAGATTGTTCTTAGGTATAATCAATTCTCGACAACTATTCCTAATGGTGTAGAGGACTTCTCATTCTCATATGACGGATCCACATACACCGATGTATTTGATCCTACTAACTTGTATGGCACTCAGTACGATTCACCACAGAATCCATGGACTAGTGCTGCAGATCAGGAGTTCTTTGACTTTGAAGTTTTTGAGATGGAGAATGCTCCTACAAAGACTGGATTCCGAATTAAGGTATCAATTGTACCAATTGTTGATGAATCAGGTTCTACACCAGTGTTTACTGGCACCAGATGGACTATACTTGAGTTAGTAAGTCCTGGAACAGGTTATGCTGTAAACGATGTATTCCCATTATCGTATCAAGTTACGCTTGCAGATAACTCTACTGCCACGTTAACCATGAATCTTAAGATTACACAGGTAGGACCACGCGAAGTAAACGAAGGAGATACGGGTTTTGATCGTCTTCGTGTTAATGATACGCTAAATGGACACACAATTACGCGAACTTTCCATACTGACTTGGAAAATTTTAGTTATCATGTGATGTATCTTGACGGATCTGGGTCAGTTTTTACCAAAGACGGACAATATACCTCAAATCGTAACCATGTTGTGACTGTTACGGCGGGATATGGCATCAAAGACCGCGCACAACTAGTAGGTTTGTACGAATTTAGGAATAAATCCGTGCAATTTCAGACAGTTAGTCAAGATCCTGGCGCACCTAACACGTTTTCTAAGTCAATTCAACCCGATGTTGTAGCAACAATTACAAATGGACAGGTAACTGGCATCACAATTAACAATGGAGGACGAGGTTGGGACCTAATTGATGAAGATCCTATCCTAACTATCAACCCACCATCGTCAGCAAGTGGCACACCAGCGAGAGTTACGGGTACTTTTACTGATGGAGTGCTTACTGCAGTGCAAATTGTTGAACCAGGTAGCGGTTATAACGCATCAATTCCGCCTTTTGTATGGGTTTTTAACCAATTTAAGGTAAATGTTGAAGATGTTAACACTCCTGGGTACTCAGAATCCTCTTCTGAAGAAATTGATGACTTTTTGACACGCATTATTCCTAATGTTGACCCCGAAATCCGCAATGATATGAGGCAAGCGACCTCTTCTACACCAAGATCGACAAGAATTATATCAAATCCCGCAAAAGTTGACGTTAAAAAGGACTTTAGGCGCGATAGAAACGAAGTAATTGCACAAAGAAAGCTCAAAGTAGAGGATGTTCAACCATTAATTGATGAATATACGGTTAGATACGATTATAATCACTTAAATAACATTAAAAATATGACTCCCGAGTTCAAAAAAGTCATGAATGACGGAAGAGATCTGGATATTCAGAATAGAAGGGATTTATGGCTCGGATTTACGCAAGAAAATGTCCCAGAAGAGTTTAAATATGAGGAAAATCTTGTAGAAACGTGCATTGGATCACTTTCAAACCTGCCATATGCCTCAGAAAACACTAAATATTTACTGAAGCAGTATGTTCCTGACCCTAGAGTCAGAACTAGCATAAAAGTTAATCTTTCATGCAATATGACGTTTGAAGGATGCGGTAATGGTACAACATGTCCATCACCAACAGTAACACCTGGTGTTAATACAAGTTCAACTGACGGAAATGGTGTAACCACTTCAATTACTAGAGGATATACTTTGGTTGGTGTATTGGGACCTGGATGTCAAAACTGGACAGCTGAAGGAGAAATCCCAATGTTTAACAATATGACAGGATCTGCTCAAAGAGTAGCACTAGCTGCTGATTTACAAGGTAATCCATACGACGAGGGGTACGCAAACTAATGCCTGGGATGTTAGGAGCTGCATTGTACATGGGTACATGTAGTGGACATGGAAAAGGAGCAGGAGCAATCTTTCAACCTGGTCATGGTGGCGGGTTTGTACCAGGTTGTCCTCATACACCATTATCTGAGAAAATCAGTAAGGTGACTGTTATGATGAATGAACCTGTTTGTACTTGGAAACCAACTGCACAAACTCCTCTCGGAGTTGCCGTGACTAATGTGGTGATAAATAAAAAAGTACCAATCGTTGACAAGGATGCACTGATTCCACACCCGACTGAAGTAATGTTTACAACTCAGTCAATTGGATATAAATGTTTCACTTCAGTGCCAACTCCAGCATATCATTGTACAATTGGTGCAAACGCACCTAGGGAGTTGAAAGTTGGTCATCCCAGGGTTTTACATGCTACCTCCAAGACTGTCTTTGTAAATAAGAAACCTCTTGGTAGATTTAAAGACCCATTCGGAACCATGACAGGCGCTGGACCATTTCCATGCCTATCCTTAGTCGGCGGTTGTAGTCCAAATGTATTTGTAGGAGCTTAATTATGGCAACACGTTCAAAATCTTTGAGTGGCGGTTCGCATATTGAATCGAGACCCAAAAAAACTCGTCAGGGTGCTGGACAGCACACCAAATATGCCTCCACCAGTCGTAATAACGCCAAAAAGCGTTATCGTGGTCAAGGGCGATAAATAATACGGACTGACCCGTATCTAGATGGCATTAAAGAAGATCACAGGGAAGGAATTCTCTAAATCAAAGGGATTCAAAGACGTTAGTATAGGATTGCTTAAGAATCCTTTTACTGATGACGTATCTGGTGTGGCAAACGATAATTCCATCAAGCAGGCAATTAAAAACTTGGTTTTAACTACACCTGGTGAAAAACCATTTCAACCAAACAAAGGATCTAGGGTAAATAGTTTACTATTTGAACCCCTGGATCCTTTTACTGCGGATGCTGTTAAGGAAGAGATCATAAATACAATTAATCAGTATGAACCCAGGGTAGAACTCTCCAAAGTTATTGTTACGCCAATTTATGAGGGTAACAAATTAAATATTTTCGTTGAGTACAGAATTGTTGGGTTACCAATTGTTGAAACAATCGAGTTTGTTTTACAGAGACCTGAATAATGCAACCGAACAACCTAACTGCTTTAGATTTTGATGACATTAAGGCATCAATCAAAGCATATCTAAGAACTAGAACAGAATTTACAGATTACGACTTTGATGGGTCAACTCTGTCATATCTTATCGATATGCTGTCGTTTAACACGTACTATACGTCGTTTAACGCCAATATGGCATTGAATGAAGTTTTCCTGAACTCTTCAACTGTCAGAGATAATGTTGTTAGTATTGCTAAACTTTTAAATTACACTCCAACTTCAATTTCTACGTCTAGAGCATGTATCAGGGTTGAAGTTCAAACAAGTGCAGTTAATGGTTTATATCCCAGTACAGTTACCCTGAAAAAAGGTTCGGTTGCCACAGGTGGTAATTATGTCTGGAATACTCTCAATAATGTTACTGCAACTGTAGACTCAATTACAGGCAAGGCAACTTTTGACAAGTTGATTGTTCGTGAAGGCAATATTATTAACTATTCATACGTTGTTAATACTTTTGCAAATCAAAATTATATTATTCCCGCTCAAAATGTTGATACTTCTACTTTGACCGTTAGAGTCAGAGCAAACGAATCTTCGACTTCATCCGATTTATATAATCTAGTTGATAACATCACTGCTTTAGATGCAACTACTCGTGTATACTTCCTATTTGAAACTGAAGATATGCGATATCAACTCAGATTTGGTGATGGTGTTGTAGGAAGGTCTCTGAACGATGGCGAAGTCATCGATTTGGAATATATGGTAACAAATGGACCTAGTGCTAATGAGGTTAAGGTATTCTCATTCATTGGTCAATTAACTGATAATAATGGATCGACATATTCTCCTGCTACTGTTAAGATTGAAGTATTAGAGCAGTCTCAGCAGGGTAAAGGTGCAGAAACTATTGAATCTGTCAAATATACTGCACCTAGATTTTTTGCTGCTCAAAACAGAGCAGTTACAGCACAGGACTATGCAATTCTAACTAAAAAGTTATATGATAATGCTGATGCAGTTGTTGCATATGGTGGCGATTCTTTGAATCCTCCTGTGTATGGTAAAGTGTATGTCGCTATTAAGACAAAAACAGGAACTAACCTCAACGTAGCAACAAAAAGAGAAGTTTCTGCTCTTTTGAGAAAGTATGCTATGGCATCAATTGATCCTGTTGTTGTAGATCCTGATGACATGTACATCTACAATAAAGTATTTGCTCAGTATGATACTGGATGCGGATCTAATTCTTCTAGCATCAAAACTGATATTCAGAATTCTATTCAGGATTGGGCAATTCAGACTGAAATTAATAATTTCAACTCTACGTTTAGAGCAAACGCTTTCCAAAAAGCAATTACTCTTGCAAACAAGTGTATTAGTGACGTTTCTGTTCAAACGACACTTCTGAAGTATATTACCCCGTCAACAAATCAAACCAACACATATTGTGTGTCTATCGGTTCTGGTTTGTATAATAGTTCTCCTAGTTCCGATGGTGATGGATCTGATGGTGATGATGACGGCAGCGGCGGCAATGGCACTACAAAGTGCTACAAGGAACCTGTAATCCTCTCAGGCACGTTTAGAACCTATGATAGACCTGGAGTTGACCAGCAGTTTGAAGACGACGGATATGGTCTTCTGAGGATGTTCTACAACACTGGTAATAAAAAGGTATATACCAACAATTCTGCAGGAACTGTTAATTATGAAACAGGACAAGTATGTTTTGGTCCAGTTAACATCATTGGTGCTGGATCTAACATACCCGATAATGCTAATTTAGTTATTACTGATAGTATTACGGGAACTGGTACAATTATTGATGAGGGTCTTGGAACTGGTCTTCCAATTGATTTGAGAATTCCTATCAACTTTATTCCTTCAAACAACGCAACTATCCCTGCTACAACACCTGGAACAATCATTAATATTGTAACTCCAGAAATTACAGTAGCACCTATTGGCACAACGCCACCTCCTACTATACCACTAAATAGTTTGACGCCAGGAGAGTTTGATCAACCACCAACAACGGTCACAATTCCTCCGATCGATAACTCAGGTTCGCTCACTAATAGTTGTTTCTAATTAGATGAATAACGTAAATAAGGTCTCTCAATCCATTGCAGCTCAGGCTCCTGATTTCATTGGGTCTGAATATCCCCTGCTCGTCAAATTTGTCGAGTATTATTACAGGTCTCAAGAGAAGACTGGATTAGGTCAAAATATTATTAACAATTTTTTAGAATACTTAGACATTGATAAACTCGATGTCAGTATTCTTGATGGTGCGACAAAATTAGTAGAACCAATTGATAATGTATCAGATACTATCGTTGTTGAGAGTGTTGATAAGTTTCTGGATAAAAATGGTACGATCCTGATTGGCGATGAGATTATTTACTATGAATCAACGACTAGTTCTCCTAATATTGCATTAAGTCCTGGTATTTCGTATGAACAGGTAAAAGTAAAGTGGACAACGCTTGAGAGTCTTATTGATTCTTTTGATGGAACAACTAGAACTTTTCAACTGCTGAGTCTTGGTAATCCTGTAACCCCTCCAGAACCTCAGTTCTTGATTGTAAGTCTTTATGGTGATATTTTATATCCTGGAGTAGATTATCAGGTCAGTGGAACAACTATTACATTTACTACAGCACCTAGAACAAGAACTCCATCTGATTCTAATGATCAGACTTATATCTTATTCCAAAAAGGTTTTATTGAAAATAGCATTATTGCCGTTGATGATATTTCAGGATCTTTTGGTGAAGGTAAGAAAACATTTAAACTTACTCGTAATGGTGATCCATATGAACCAATTACCGATGAGTTTGTAGTTGCCATTTATGATAACGATCTCCTTGCTCCTAGACAGCAATTTTATATTGATGGAGATCTCTTTATTTTTGAAGAAGCACCTCTGAAAGGTAAGATTCTTTCTTTATATTCTATTGAAGCACCTATTCCCTCATTTGGTACTGGAGCACTTGGATATGCTCGTATCAACAATGCAGGTGAACTTACTTCTATCTCAAATAGTGAAACTGGTAGCGGTTATCGATTTGAATATCCTCCTAAAGTAACTATTAGTTCTGCTGAGGGTTCTGGTGGTTCTGCAACTGCTCTTATTAATGGTGTTAAGACTATTTCTCTGTTGGATGGTGGTTTTGGGTATAGTGATACCAATCCTCCTATCGTAGAGATTGAAACACCTACAAAAGAGGGTTCCTTAGTTGCTGGCATTACTGCTGAAGTAACTAATGGTAGTGTTAGTGGATTGACAATTACCAGTTCTGGTAGTGGATATACTTTTAATCCTAGAGTTACTTTTAAACAACCTGGTGGTGCTAAATTAGCACCTGTCACCATTGCTGATGGTCAAATTTCTGGTGCTATTACAATTACTGATGGTGGTGCTGGATATACTACTGCTCCTGTTGTGTATGTTGATGAACCAACTGGTAGCAATCCAATTAAAGCAAGTTTCAGAGCAGTTCTTACTAGTGGTGTAGTAACTAGTATTGAAATTTTAAATAGAGGTCAGGGGTATACAGAAGTACCTAGAATTGCTATTGTTGACCCTACTGGTGCTCAAGTTCTTCAAACTAGAGTTGATGGTGATGGTAGAGTTATTGCTATCGATCTTTTAAGTGGTGGATCTGGATATGATGATGTCCCATCAGTTTATATCGTTGACAATAGAGTCAATGGTGGATCTGGTGCTAAAGCGGTAGCATCTATCTTCAATGGTCAGATTACCGATATCAATATCACAAACTTTGGTAGCGGGTATTCTGCAGCAGAACCTCCAACTATTTTCATTCAAAATCCTCCAACTGCTAAAGCGTCGGTTACTATTGGTCTTAATGAAGTAACTGGATATAGACTTAATAAGTCTGGTAGTGGATATTCTAAGTCTCAGTTTTTGAATTGTGCTAGAGCGGCAAGTGGTATTGTCAAATATACTGAAGATGGTAATGCGGTGTTCTCTAATAACACCATGGCAATGCCAGCAGAAGTTGATACTGAAATTAAGTGTCTTGACTCTCTGTTTATAAAAAGATTACTTGATAAGTATACTGAGCAATTCCTACCTGATGTTCCTGAACTTGATTACAAATCTATTGATGTAAGAACAGCAATTAAGACCGTTAGAGACTTCTATCAGTCCAAGGGTACTTCTTTTAGTATTTCATATCTATTCAAACTTCTTTATGGTGAGAACATTAGTGTTTCTTATCCTAAAGACCAAATTATTAAACCATCTGCGTCTACATGGTCTATTGATACTGTTCTGCGTGCAACTCTGGTCAGTGGAGATGCTAGAAATATTAGGGATGGTGTGCTAACTCAAGATCCTGATATTGCAGATCCAAATATTCAGGCAGCACAAGCTCTTGTCGAAAATTATATCGCAATCAATACTTCTACATTCACCATTTATGAATTAGTTCTTTCTGAAGAAACTATTAGCGGTACGTTTACTGTTCCTTATAAGACCAAACTTGCTGAACCTCTTTCAGCAGAGGATACTATTATTACAGTTGACTCTACTGTTGGTTGGCCAGAAAGAAACGGACAATTCCAAATTGGTAATTCCGAAATCATTCAATACAAAGAAAAGTCTTTGAACCAGTTTATTGAATGTACTCGTGGTGAAGATAATACTGTTGCTCAGGTTTGGGACGCTGCTACTGAAGTTACATCTAATTTCAGAGTATTCATCAACAAAGGAACTGCAACCGAAGTCGAGTTAAGTGTCCTTGGTATTGTTGATGCTGAACAGACAACCCTAACTGATACTGGTTCTTATTATCTGCCTGGTGATAAACTCAGTATTTCTAAGCTGGGTGGCACATCTACCAGTCCTGAACTGACTACTTGGTTGTACAATGTTAAAAAATTAATTCAAGTTGAGTCAATCTCATTCAATAACAATATTGCAACTGTTACTTGTTCAAATCCACATGGTGTTTTGGTTGGAGATCAGGTTACAATTTATGGTGCAAACCCAATCATTTACAATGGAACTTTCTTAGTCACATCTAGGGATTCGGAAAATGTATTTCAATATCAGTTACCTCAACCTGCTGTAATTGCTCCTCAGGGCAATATCCTAGTTTCTGTTGACCTTAATAAAGGTAAGTCTGACAATAGTGCTGTTTTGAATGCTGTTGGTCCTTATACCACCAACGTCCAGAATACTTTCTTCAATGACAATTATGTCTATGTTGCATCTACAGGTATTCCTAATTATAAGATTGGACCTTTCCCAGGATCTGCACTTCTTCCTGGAAACCAGAGAAAACTGAATCGTTTTCCTAGAGTTTCCTCTACAATTTCTACTAAAAATGTAATTACTCCTGGACCCATTGGAACCTGGATTAATGGTGTTTCAATTTGGTCTTACAAGTCCAATGTTTCTAAAACTTTTGGTGCTTTAACTAGCATCAGTATCAATAATGCAGGTAAAGGATATGATGCTGCCTTCCCACCTTCTGTTACTGTTGTAGGTGGCGGCGGTGCAGGTGCATTGGCATCTGTACAAGTTAATGGTTCTATTGATTCCATTGATGTTACTGCTGGTGGATCTGGGTATACTGACTCTCCCCTGGTTTCTATTGTTGGTGGTGGAGGTTCTGGCGCTAGTGCAACTGCGATTATCACCAAAGGTGTTGTATCTAGAGTTCTCATCAATGATGGTGGTACTGGATATACCTCTCAACCAACTATCACAATTGTTGGTGGTGGTGGACAGGGTGCAACAGCAACTGCTGCAGTTCGAGGACCAATCGCTTCAGTTAGTGTAGATGCTGGTGGTAATTCTTACACTTCTGTTCCTGAAATTCAGATTACCTCTGGTTCTGGTGCTGTTGCTCAACCCATTGTAAGTAATGGTAGAATTATTTCTGTTGCTATTATCAATGGTGGTAGTGGATACACTACTGCACCTGAAGTACAAATTCAAGGTGAAGGTTTCGGTGCTATCGCTAGAGCGACCATCGATGTTGATGGTGAGAATGCTGGAAGAGTTACTGGAATTGAAATCATAAACAGAGGTATTGGATATGTTCAGGGAACAACTCTGATCAATTTAACCTCAGTTGGTCAAGATGCTCAGTTTACTGCAAATATATTCCAATGGACTTATAATCTTCAGTCTACATCAACTTTTGACGCTGCCAAAGGTGGAGTATTTGAAGGATTTAACAATCAATATGGTGGTGAGTATGCTCACGTATCCAACCCTCAGAGATTGAGGTATGTTCTGGGTGATAATATGACCCAGACTTCTGCTGGTGCATTGGAAGAAGAGGATGAGTCTTTAGAGCACTCTCCTATCATTGGTTGGGCATTTGATGGTAATCCAATTTATGGTCCTTATGCATATGAAGACCCCACAGATCAATCTTCTACAATCAGAAGACTTCTTACTTCTTACAGACTGAAACCAACACTCATTTATGATGAGAATACAAATATCAGTCCTGTTAGAGATGATGGACCTGCTCTCAGCACAGATGCAGCAGGAACATTTGTTGAAGACTATGAATATGTTTTCAACTTAGGTGATCTTGACCAATACAATGGTCGTTTCTGTAAGACACCCGAATTTCCCGAGGGTAGATACGTTTATTTTGTTACCATTGATGCTACCGCAGAAGGTAACCCAGTATTCCCTTATGTTTTGGGTCCAAGTTTCAACTCTATTGTTGATAAATGGAATCTGAATGCTGATGCTGTTCAGCAAAATATTCCTACTGGTGTTGTAAGATATCGCGATCCATATG